TTGAGATGCTTCGTAGGAATTACGTAACTCTTCTTTTAATGCTACTTTAAGAATATCGTTATCGATTTTCTGTAATTCAACCTTAAGTACATCCATAGTAACAGTAGTATGATACTTATCAAAGTAGTTAACTAACTGATTTATAATCCACTTGTGTGCGTCTGAGTCAAAGTACTCTTCTTGCAGTACATCTCGTACATTTAGAAGGAAGCTTTTATCCGTTAGCAATGAGCCCAATACCTTCAGCTGGAAACCTTTTCCATACTGATTCAATGCTTTTAATGTCATACCCTTATTTTTTTAAAACCGTTAAACCTCTAAAGTTCTCTAACCAACCTTCAGTATTCTTAGTAATCCCTTCGATCTTATCTTGATCTAAAAGATGTAGAAATGCCCCTGATTGTAGATTGGGAATGTCACTCTTTATTATATCTAATATATGATCTTTTTCCTTACTATCCAACGAAGTCACATGTAAATCCATTAATTTAAAATTAGTTTCTACACGATCCCATTCCGTTATAATCTTAGGGAAGATCTTTTTAAATTTCTTTTCCTCTAATTTAGCTGCACATACATCGTAAACGTATTGTAAAGTCATATTTGGTTTATCTACCAACTCAGGAAACTCTGATATTATAGTCTTTATCCCTAATCCTTTAACGCCTGCTAAATTATCTGAGTTATCTCCCAGTAACGCTTTGACAACGTTATAATTTTCAGGTAGTACCTTCAATTCGTCGAATATATTACCTTCAGTAAACACTTTCTTCTTAATAGGAGCATATACTTCAACTGTATCATCTACTAACTGCAAGAAATCCTTATCAGACGATACTATAGTACATTTTTTAACTTTAGATACTGATGCTCTTTTTGCTATGTATGCTATTACATCGTCAGCTTCTAGTTTTTCCATACTAATTTGCTGTACTGGTAGACATTCAAGGTAATCTTGTGTCCTAAATAACTGTCCTATAAGAGCTTCTTGTTCTTCTGCTTTAGAATCATATAAACCCCAATGGGTTATTCTTGATGTTGCCCGCTGTGCTTTGTAATTAGGATCTATATTTTTCCTATTTGCTGACCCTCCTTTACCGTCCCATACTATTATTACTCTTGTTGGATCAAAGGTTCTTGTTACAAACCCTAGTGATCGCATAAAACCAACCAGGCCGCCAATATGATGGCCTGATGGATTCATTGCTTTGAGTAATGAAAAGCTACGAATTAACATATTCATAGCATCAATCACAAGGATGTGATCGTTCAACTCTCTGGGAGGGCGTTCTTTTAGGCCGTCTAGTAATTGATCATATTTAGCCATTAATCTAGTATATTTGGAGTTATAGTTTCTTCTTCTAAGTCTCCTTCTTCGATTAAGTCGAAATCTATACTACCTACTAGCTTTAGCCAATGCTCTTTATGTGCATCTCTATATTTATCAATTGCCTTTTTATCGTCTTCTATAAAACCGTGAGAGGTCATAACTACCCTTCCTCTTGACTGTACTCCCCCAATGTGGTTTTTCTCTATCTGAATGTTAGTTCTTTTAGCAAATTCCACTTGAAGTCCGTTCTTTACAGCTTTAATTTTAGAGGTACCTGGGTTAGTAATATTACCAAAGGTTACAACCAACGTAGCATCGTACCACATAGACATTCCTCCTTTGTTCTGTAATTTAGGTTGACCCATTGGGTGTTCAGGTTTCATTGTCCATACCTTATTAATAGCTACTAGCGTATTTGTGTAAGGTGAGTTCTCTTTCCTAGATAATAATATCTTTTGGTTAAGATTATTACCGAATTGAGTTGACATTGCTCCTGCATTCCATTCATTATTATTCTTATTAGAACGTACTGATAGATCGCAAGGGATAGAACCGATTGAATCCCAGAAGAAGCACATATCATGAGGTAAGTTACCTTTTGTTTGCTCATCGATTAAGTCAGCCATATGTACAGCAACTTCTTCAATAGTATTTAAAGTACCTCTATCCGCATATAGGAAGAAACCTTCGTAATCTGTTACTTTTCCGTTTTCATCTAATACTTCTGTAAACTCAAGTCCCATCTCTTTAGCATGTTCCCATGACCATTTCATCTCTGAAATAATAAATACTGGAAGTACTCCTTGCTTTTGTGCATTTACTGCAGCTTCTAGTAGAGCAGTTGTTTTTCCTGTATCACTATGACCTCTTAATAGGGTAATATGCCCTGTAGGGATACCTGGAAGAGAAGTTATATCTTGGAATGCCTTCGATAGTGGAATCCATCCTTGCTCTTTAAACTTTACAGATGCGTTAGAAAAACCCTTCTTCTTCTTAAAATTACCTAAATTAAAGCCCTTCTTTACTGCCGCTGATGCGGCTGCTTTTACTTCTTTTCTCTGTTTTGCCATATTTACTCGTTGAATAAGTCATCAAATTTACTAACTGTGTCTTTGTTGCCAGCCGTAGCTGTTTCCAAAGTAAAGTCCGTTTTCTGTTGACCTAAGCTTTCTGGCAGTTTATCTCCTTCTTTAGTTTCAGTATTGTTTGTCTCTTCTACTGCATTAGGATCTAAATATAATTGTAATTTCTTTTTTATAAAGTCGTAGTCGTACTGTGTATGTACTTCTACAGGATTTGGTTGATCTTTTAACCAAGTATCAACTAATTCATTATTATCTGATAGTGGTGTTTGTTTAGGTTTAATCCTTACTGTTGTCTCAGGGTAAGGGTTTCCTTTTTGTTGTTCAACTACCATATCCCATCCGTTAATAACATCGGTAAAGTCTCCAATATCTTCGTCTTCTGCTAAAGCAAGTAATGCTTTATAGATTGTAACTCCGAATCCCCATAATCTAACTCCTTTATCTTCTTCTCCTCTTACTATAACTGGTGCAAATACACGAGTTTTAGGTGAGATCTTGCCTGATAATGACCAGTTGTCCTTATCGCTTGTCTTCCTTAACTCTTTAACAAACTCCTCAATTGGATCCTGCTTACCAAAATTGGAAAGTGCTACCATTGGAAATTTACCAATTCCGTAATGAAACTTAAGTTCTTTAAAAGGAAAGCTTGGGTCAGAAGCAGACGGTACAATACGTACTGTTTGTTTACCTAATTCCGGTTTCCAAAAGATTTTAGTGTAGTCTGTTTTTTCTCTCTCCTGACCATTAGAGTTTAGAGCATCTAGTTTCGCTCTGATCGCATTGATATCCATATAACTGATTTTAAAATTATAACTTATTAGTAATATAAGAATAATAAATTAAAGCGCCAACTAAAGCTCAATAATTTTATATAACTTTGTATTAACTCTCTTTAATTCTGGACCTTTAGTAAGTAGTACGCAATTACGGTAATCAGGCCAGTTTATTCTATAACTTGTATCCAATACACCTCCATTAAGATCCTTAATTAGTGTATTAAGTGCATTTATTGTGTATAGGGTATTTGTTTCTTTTTTTCTATGTACTAGTATAGTATTGTCTATAAAAGCTCCTACATTTCCAAAGTCTACGTTATATGTACACATATACTCATCTTGACTTTTAGAATAAAGTACAAATATTTTATTATATATAATTTTATATCTCTCTTGAATAGAAGTTAATACTTCTTCAAGTCCTTCTTCTGTAGAAAAGGTGCAAAACAACTTATTACTCATATCGTCGCTGGTAAAAATAGGTTCAATATCGTAGTCGAACCGTGGTAATGTTAGATTTGTTATCATATATAAATAGTTGTTCTGTTTTATAACACTAAATTTGTGCTGTATTTAAATTTTACAGGGTATTTCCCTTGTTTTTCCATTATTGTTTGTATCTCTGAGAGAGTATCTTTACCGTCTTCTTTACTAAAGTCAAATAAAATTGCATCGTAGGTATATAACGTAATAAATGTCTTTTTATCTCTGAGATATTTTAGTATATCTTTTAATATAGTGATATTATTTGAGGTTTCCAACGATTGCATCATATAATTCATTAGCTTAGCTGGGTTCATATCCTGGAGTTTATTAGTAAATGCTTTTCCAGATTGTGGGTTATGTACTTGCCCTGTTTCAATATATAGCTTCCACATTGCATCTATATATTCCTGTACTTCTTTAAATATTTTAAGATTTTTATGTTCTTCTGGTATCTTCCCGTATATAGCATGAAAATTAATCTGTTTTGCTCTATTGTACTCTTCTTCGGATATATCCTGCTTACCGAAATACTGTTTAGCTAACTGTTTATGAGCAGATTCATTAGTTAAGGGGTAATCTAACTGTTCAGCTAATAGTCTTAAGTGGTACCCGTCGAAGTCGAATTCTACAAAGAAGTCATTCTGCGGTTTAAAACACTGTCTATGTTCGGGTGTTTTAGGAATTGCTGCAAAATTAACAGAATTAAAAGTATTTGTCGGCCTGGAGGTACTATTGTATAGGTTGTATTCGGTATAAACAGTATTATCTTCTGTATTATAAAGTGGATTTTTAGGTTTAAATAATTCATTAAATCCATCGTATACAATTCCTACACCGTTCTGCTCCAATAGGTAAAATACATTTGTGGTTGTATTATTATAAAAGTCAAAGCCGTCTGGTATTGGAAGTTGTAGGTGTTGTTCTATCTGATTAAATATATTCTCACATCTCTCGTAGAGTTTGACTATAGGGATTATTCTATTTATGTTATTCTTCTCACTATGTGTACGGTAGTACCAGTCGATAGTTGTATTTGAAGTAGAGTACTCTAACCTTTTGTAATTATTCATAGAATATACTAAAGATATATCTATAGCTCTCTGTAGATTAAAGTAGTAGAGAAGTGTTTTCTTATTTAATGTATAAAGTGTTTGTGCTTTATTTAGAATGTTGTAGATACGTTCTTTATCTACATTAAGTCCATCCTCATGAGATATAGGAACAAAGTACCCTTGCTTATCTCCTACAACTCTAACATACACTCCTACTGTGGAAGTTAATTTAGAGTGGTAATAGAAGTTGGTACTAACTACATCTACGTATAGAGGGGAATTAGTTTGACTTTCTAACCGGTCGATTTGATCTTTTGATTCTAATATATAAAACACTTGTTTGTAACCTTTATTATAATATACGAAAATATTTCGTATCTACAACTCTTTTCCCGGTGAAGGTATAATAATATCTTTAATCTGAGATTTATATTCTATAGATGATGGTATAAAGGTATCTTCTACGTACTCAAGGGGACTTTTAATCAGCCCCTCTATTACCGGAATGGTTTTTTTAATTTGCTGTATAGTTCTGTTATTTACAGTCTCTAGCCCTTCTAAAAAGTACCCATTTACGGTTCTATCTTTAGCGGAACCTTTAATATACCATTCTGCTATCGCTAATTCAGTACATAGGTCCTTGTCCATAGATAAATTATTGAGCTGTACTTTTGATATTTCTAATGCTTTTCCAGTACACTTATTGTAGTAAAAACATCTTTGCATTATGCCCTTCTTTTTGTCAGCTGTAGTCGGTGGCAATTTTAAAGAAACTGTTTTTCCTGATGAGTTTAATTCTGGGGTATCTTTATCAGATTCGTACCCAGGCTGGTCTCTTGATTCAGCTTCTTCTGGTGTTCCTGTTGAAAATAGTTCTAGTGCTTTAGAAAAATCTCCTTTGTCGAAATCAATACCTGCTTTATCAAACATAGTGCCAAAGGAAGTTAATACTACTTGCTTGTTTGAATTAATAAAGTTTCCTAGACGGTCAACTACATCCTTTACGTTGGGAATGTCTTTAACTTTAGTTAGTTTATATTGTGATTTAGGTAAATACATTTGTTTATAGTTTTATGCTGGTCCATAGTATTCGAAATGCCATACTTCCTCCATACTCCTACCGTCAGACAGCCTCCAAGGGTTATACCAACCGTATTTTGCTCCTATTTCAGCCATTTGTTTCCATACTGGTTGCTGTATTCTTGCATTCTTATTCGGTACAGCAGTTGTTGATCCTCCTACTAAACGGTAAAGAGTTGCGAAATCTACTGCAATTCCGTATCCGTGTACTCCTCCACCAACATTGCTACCAAATCTTAAAGCAGAAGAGACTCTAAACTTTATTCCTGCTGTTACCATTTCGTTGTACCATGCTACAAATTGAGATGCTGCTTTTGTTTCAAGATAGTATGACCCGTTAACGTTAGATGATGCTCCTGAACTCCAATCTGCTCCTGGAGTTCCTGGTCCACCGATAGGGGCAAATATTCCGTAA